CTATTCGCCCGTAACACTACACTTATCCGTATGCTATATGGGCGTCACACCCAGTATACTGACAGTTTGTAATGGAGTAGGACAGGGGTCCTCCCTGAACATCCAAAGGGGGCTGATTCCTATCAACAGGGTTTCGGTATATCCGAACCGATAGGCACCTTTGGCTGGAACGTCTCAAGTTCCTAACTCCCCCGGCAGGAATCGAACCTGCGACCAGACGATTAACAGTCGTCGGCTCTACCGCTGAGCTACAGAGGATTGTTTTTTTAACCAACATGGTTTACAAAGAGCAGTCATCATTAGTTGAGGACATTTGTTTGCGGGAATCATTTTACCACAACTACCACACTTTGCTTCCCACATTTTCATTTTGCGTCATACTCCTTCTTTGTTTTGAAATAAAGTTTGTAATAAGTTTTTTTCATTTCATTAAGAGTATTCATATCATCTTGAAACCCCATATATTTACATAGTTGGGATGACCCTTCTAATTCACTAATTAATCTTAGTATATTAACAGGATGTTTTTCAAGTCCTCCAAAATCATACTGAGACATCATAATAAACTGAAGGAAGCGGGTGATCGGGTTCGAACCGACGACATTCAGCTTGGAAGGCTGACGTTCTACCACTGAACTACACCCGCATATGAATGGGCCTTACACAAGAGAGGAGGTGGTGGTCTCTCTTGATGCCCAACGACTCAAGTAGGATTCGAACCTACGACCGACTGCTTAGAAGGCAGTTGCTCTATCCTGCTGAGCTATTGAGTCATAGGTAGGGGATTAACCCCTTTCAACACCGTCGTTGTTTTCGACAAAATCATCATACTGTTTTTCTGTGATTTCGTCAAGTGATACGACTTCTAAGTCTTCTTTGGGATCGAACCATTCATCAAACTCTGCCATGATTGCCATTTGATCGTAGATTCTTTCTACACCTTTACCATTGTACTCTTCTACCTTTTCAATTGCCCATTGTCGTATGTCATATACAATTTCAGGAGTTTCCATCATAATAGTCTTTTCGGAAGTACCTGCTGAGGATGTTGCTATTGTAGTAGGCAGGTCCTCCTGTGTCAAGTGATTCGGTAAGGA